CAAATTATATCAAGCACACAAGACGCATCTCTTCTTGATCCTGCACTTGAGGCATCTAACTATTCTGCACCTGGTGCTGACAGACTAAAGCTTGTTCCAACTCTTGAAGTTCGTTCAATAGACGATACTACAACAGGTCCAAACTTTGTTGAACTGTTCACTATTCAAAACGGCGTTGTTACTGAAAAGTACGAAAGACCTATTTACAATATTCTTCAAGATGAAATGGCCAAGAGAACATACGACGAATCCGGTGACTATTATGTTCGTGGTTTGACAGTTCGTGTTCGTGAAAATCTTGATACAGGAACAAATGATGGTTTGTCAAATACAGGTAACAGTCAGTTGCTTTCTGTAGGTGTTGAACCAGGATTGGCATATGTTAAAGGATATGAGATTGAAAAGCTTGTAACAGACTATATCAATATAGATAAAGCCAACTTCTATCAGAATGCAACAAGTCAGATTGGTACAGCTACAATGGGTAGCTATATTGTTGTTAACGAACTTTCTGGTTCTCTTGTTGCTGACAAAGGATCTAAGATATCTCTTTATGATACAGCAGCTAAAACAATTACAAACAGAACATCAAGCAATACTCCTGCAGGAAATGTAATTGGTACTGCTTACATTACAGCAGTAGAATATAATACTGGATCACTAGGTACAGCAAACGCTAGTATGGTACTATATCTCCATGACATTCGTATGCTTGGATCAAATACATTCAGTTCAGCAAAAACAATTTTCTTGAATAACGGATCATCAAGAGCAAATGTTGTCGGTGATATTGTCTTAAACGCAAACAATGCAGTTCTAAATGATGTATCACAAGCCACATTGCTTTATCCTGTTGGTTCTCTTGCAACAAAGACAGTAAGAGATTCATCAGGTCAACCATCATTCCAGTTTAACTTCTTGCGTTCTCAGGACGTTTCTATCACAGGCGCAACTGGTGTACTGTCATATACACTGGCAACATCTGGTTCACCAGACAATGAAGTGTTCCCATATGGAACAACAACATTAGGTGATTCTGATAAGCGTGAAATCTTCTTGACATTCAATGAAGACATTACTGTAAGTGATTCTGTAGCTGGCACTGCAAACTCAAATACAGGCAGTGGATTTAATGTCTATCTAACAGGTACTGGAACTCAGTTTACAAGATTCAATGTTGGTGACAAGATTGTACTTTCAGGAAACACAGAGTTCTTTACTATCTCGTCAATCATCAGCGATTCATCATTAACAACTGTACAGACATTACCTGAAAATCTAACAGGTAATACAATCACTAAAGTTTACAAGAAAGGCGACTTTATTGATCTGACAGGAAAAGGTCTAACAGCAGGCGCAGAAAGATCAGTGTCTACAACACCTACTGCACTGACAATTGATCTGAAAGAAACATTCCCTAGCGATATCAGCGCAACAATCACAACTCAAGCTGTAAGAACAGGTGCACCTGCACAGGAAATTCAAAAGACACTTGTTCCTTCTATCTTTGTAAAGATCAACTGTGCAAACTCTGTTGCCGGTACTACTGGTCCATATTCGCTTGGTATTCCAGACGTTTATCAGATTCGCAGTATTCGTAAAAAGTCTAATGACTATCCTACAAGCACAACAGATGGTACAGATGTAAAAGCACAGTTTGTGTTTGATAATGGTCAAAAAGATTCGTTCTATGATCACGCAACAATAACACCGATAACTGTTCTTTCATCTACCGATAGACTTCTTGTTGAGTTGGATTATTTCAATCCTGTATACTCATCAGGTAGAGGTTATTTCACAATCGACTCTTATCCTATAAATGATAGCATAACATCAAATACAACAATAAGAACAGAAAATATTCCAATCTTCACTTCACCAAGAAGTAAGTTGATCTATGATCTCCGTAATCATATCGATATCAGACCTATAAAGTCTGCTACAGCAAACACTGGAGCTGTGTCAGTTGCGGGTGCAAGTGTGAATCCTGCTGTCTCTGATGGTTATAACTTCGAAACAAATGGTATGAGATTGTTCGCACCAGCCACTCAGTTCACATATGATTTCTCTTATTATCTTCCAAGAAGAGATTTGATTGTGATGGACAAGAGTGGATTTGTAACAAACATAAAGGGTACTCCTTCAGTATTTCCTGTTACACCTACAACACCAGAAAACTCTATGTCTCTTGCGTCTATCTTTATTCCACCATATCCTTCTCTTGCTCCAAACTATGGCAAAAAGATTGGTAGAACAGATCAAGCATGTGTTGTAAAGAAACTCTCTAACATTCGCTTTACCATGAGAGATATTGGTGTTCTAAAGCAAAGAATTGAAAATGTGGAATATTACGCAAGCTTGAGTCTTCTTGAAAAGCAAGCCGCTGAACTAAAGATTCTAGATGAAAATGGTTTAGAGCGTTTCAAGAATGGTATCTTCGTAGATACATTCAGCAGTCATGCTTTGGGTGATACAAGAAATCCAAACTATCGTATCGTTGTAGATCCGACTGAAAAGACAATCAGACCATACTATACAATGAACTCTATTGGTTATGACTTTACGCCATCATCAAATACAAATATTCGTAAGACTGGTGATCTTTTGACAATGAATTATACCGAAGTTCCATTCATTGAGCAAAATAGAGTTACATCATTCCGAAATGTTGAGTTGACAAGCTATCGCTTCTTGGGTGAAGTATTCTTGAAGCCAGATACAGACGTTTGGGTTGACACAGAATATGCACCAGATGAACATATCACAGTGGGCGGTGATCTACCAACACAGAACACAACAACAACCGAATCGCTTGGTGTTGAGTGGGGCGAGTGGAATACAGTATGGAACAGTTGGCAAAGTCAGATTGTAGGTTATGAAGCTTACAACTCTAACGGACAACTTGTGGGTAGTTATCAAACACTATCTGAAGCACAAAGACCGTTTGACAATGACTATGGATTTATTCTAGCAACAGCGAATACAACCGTTATTTCAGGAACAGGTACAGCAACAGGTGTACGAAATTCAAATTATACCAAAGTAACAAATGTTGTTGTAAATGGAAGATTCTATTCGACATATCAGTTATCTAAAGGTGATGGACTTATCTATGCTATCACTGCTGGTGGTCAAACAGGTATCAGCACTAGAACTGGTTCAGAAACATTTGCTACTACAACAACAGAAGCGACTGAAACATCTGAACAGATTGGCACAAAAGTTCTTGATGTTGGCTTGATACCATATATCAGACCTCAGTCAATCTTTATAAACGTCAAAGGTCTAAAACCATCTACTCAGGTATATGTTTTCTTTGATAATGAACCAATGTCAGAGTATTCTAGAGCCATATCGCAGAACACATATGATGCATCATTTACAAATGCTTTTGTTGTGAATGTTTCTGATTATGGAACAGATATCGAAACTGATTCTAATGGTGATGCATACATTGAACTTCGCTTGCCATCAACAAAGAGATTCCGTGTTGGCACAAAAGAAGTTGTTATTACCGATAGTCCAACAAACTCTATTGATGCTTCAACAAAAGCAACTGGATACTTTGTTGCACATGGTCTTGTTCAGCAGAAGCAAAATACTATTCTGACAACAAGAAACTATACAACAACTACAACATACACAACTGTTTCTGTAACAGACAGTAAAGATGTTGCTAATACAACAACAGGAAAAACTTTCGTTGGATTTGTGGATGACGCTTCATGCTCTGCATACTCATTTATTCCTCAAGTTCCACTTGGTGAAGAAGGCGTCTTCATGACTTCTGTTGACTTGTTCTTCAAAGACAAGCATCCAACATATGGTGTTTGGGTAGAAATTCGTGAGATGGATACTGCTGGTGGTATTACTCGTAATCAAGTTCCATTCTCTGAGGTATGGTTGACGCCAGCAGATATGAATATCAGTGATGATGCTTCACTTGCCACAAACATCAAGTTCCCTTCACCTGTATTCTTGTATGCTGATACTCAGTATGCCTTCGTCATTCACACAGTTGCTATCAATCCAGACACATACATCTGGGTAGCAAGACTTGGTGAGACAGACATCAAGACTGGAAATCAGTATACATCACGACCATTGAGTGGTACATTCTATACAACAAACAATAATCTGAACTGGAATATTGTTGACGATCTAGACTTGTATATCAAGTTCTATAGAGCGCAGTTCTCTACAGGAACTGGTACAGCACACATTGGCAACAAGCAGATGGAACAGATTGCACTTTCAAATGGTTCATCTTATCTATCAAGCTTGGGTCAACCATTTGTTGGTCGCTACAGAATGACTCTGACAGGTAATACATCAAACATCTCTGTTGGCGATTATCTGATTGGCGCAAACTCTGGTGCTAATGCTGCTGTTCTTGCAGCAAGTGGATCATTGTTTACTGTATCTAATACACAATTCTTGACAAATGAAGTTCTTACAATTTATGATGCTACTGTTGTATCTAAAGCACAAACTTCTGTAATTACCAATATTGATTCAGCAAGTGGTATTCTGAGAAGATATAAAGACAGAGGCAGTACTGATCTAGCTATTGCTGAATTTGAGAGTTCAAATGGTAAGTTTATTATCAATGATGTTATGACAGGTCTTGATAGTGGCGATACATTTACAGTTACAGGTATCAAGAATATGAGATATGCTGTTGCTGACTTTGAACCATCATTCTTGCGCTTCAACAAAACATCAATTGATTTTGAGATGAAGACGGCAGCAAATGCCAGCCCATATACAATGAGTGATTTCATTTCGATCAAAGACAATGAAAACATCTACTTCACATCTGAAAGAGCAATTCTTTCAAGAACAAATGAAGTTTCTGCTGGTCAAGTGTCTAACAACGTCAAGATCACAATGACAAGTACATCTCAGTATGTTTCACCTGTTGTTGACATGGCAAGAACACACACAATCTATGTTGACAATCTAATCAATGCTAACACATACAAAGAAGATGCGACTGGTGTGACACTTGTTCTTTCTGGAAATACAGCAAATATCAGTATCAGTGATGTATTGATTGGTGCAACTTCAGGAGCAAATACAGTAGTTTCATTCATATCTGGTAACAACATAACAGTTGTTCCTACAGTAAATACAAAGTTCTCTGTAAATGAAACTGTTACAATATATGATGCTAATGTTGTTGCTAAGGGTAGCAATACTTCAAACATCACAAGCATTGTATATGACAACAAGAAACCTGGAGGTCTTCTTATCAACAAGTACATCTCTGTTCCTATCACACTTGCTGAAGGTCAAGATGCTGAAGACTTGATCGTTATGTTAACATCATATCGTCCACCTGGAACAGATGTAAAAGTATATGTAAAGATATTGAATGGTGAAGATGGACAAGCATTTGACTATCTACCATGGATCGAAATGGAAACATCAGAAAATGCTCCGTACTCATCAATCTCAAACATCAATGACTTCATTGAATATACATACAGGTTCCCTGTTGCTCAAAGAACAGGACCAAATGATGAAGTTCAGTATACAAATTCTGACGGAATAACATTTACTGGCTTCAAGTACTATGCAGTAAAGATTGGTCTTGTTGGTAGCAATGCTGCTGTTGTTCCGAGAGTAGGTGATCTTCGTGTGATAGCCGTACAAATCTAATGGGTGTTACTGTGCAAAAGACTAAATATGAGGGTATATACAAACAAAAAGAAGGCGTTCTTCTAAACATGGATAATGAGGCTTTGAAAGCGTATAAGGCTAGAAAAGAGAGAGAACGCAAATCTATCTCAACGGAAAAAAGAGTTGAGGCAATAGAATCGGATATCAGAGAAATCAAAGAACTACTAATGAAAGCTTTAACTAAATGAGTATTGCAAACGTAACACTTTCAGATACATTTTCTCAATGGGTTGTCAAAACAAACCAATTGATTGTACAATCGGAAGAAACGAACACACTTGCTGTTGCAGCTTTCAATACAGCAAATGATGTTTCGTATACAGC